TTAGACAGCATGACAAAGGCTTGTAAAAAAGGTGATGTTAGAGCAATGATAGTTTCAGGACCTCCAGGTGTTGGTAAAAGTTTTGGTGTTGAGACCGTGCTAGATAGATATGGTGTTGTGTCTACACTAGGAAACACAAAACCTAAATATGAAGTTGTAAAAGGTGCTATGTCACCAATTGGTCTATATTGTAAACTTTACAATTATTCAAGTGCTGATAATGTATTGGTATTTGATGACTGTGATAGTATATTGTTAGACGATTTAAGTTTGAACATTTTGAAGGCGGCACTTGATTCTAAGAAAACTAGAAGAATATGTTGGAACACAGACTCCCATATGTTAAGAAGAGAGGGTGTGCCTGATACATTTGAATTTGCTGGTTCAGTAATTTTTATTACAAACATTAAATTCGATAATGTAAAAAGTAAGAAGTTGAGAGATCATTTAGAAGCATTAGAAAGTAGATGTCATTATATTGATTTGACAATTGATACTATTAGGGAGAAGATCCTAAGGATCAAACAGATTGTTACTGATGGTATGCTTAAGAGTTATGCATTACCAAAAGAAACAGAAGATGGTATTGTTGCTTTTATAGATGAGTATAAAAGACAATTAAGAGAAATAAGTTTGAGAACGGTTCTTAAGATTGCGGATTTGGCAAAAGCATTTCCAGAAAATTGGAAAGAAATGGCAAAACAGACTGTTTTAAAACCTGTGTAATGGAGTTATAATGTTAATGATGAAAAAAGCAAAAAGAAACAAATTGGAAAGAAAACTAGACGAATACAACCACACTATGGAATTGATTAGAACAATAGTTCCTATTGCGGTGTTGGCTTTACAAATATACATTTTGGTGAAACTGATATGAGAACACAACCACAAGACGTTATTGCAAAACTAGAAGCAGACAATAGTAGACTAGCAAAGGAGAAGATATTACTAGATGCTATGAATGAAGGACTAGATGAGTTCTTCGAAGGCTTGAAGATGTGTTTGGATAAGTTGTACACATTTGGAGTGAAGCAAGTTCCAACAAAAGATGAAGTGGTTGCTGGACAAGGATGTCCTTGGAATGTATTCAAGGACCTAGCAGAAAAACTTTACAATAGAGAATTGACTGGACACAATGCCAGAGATGCTATAAACCTTGTAATGAGTTCAGCGACAGCAGAACAATGGAATGGCTTCTATAGAAGAATATTAATTAAAGATTTGCGTTGCGGTGTTTCGGAAAAAACTGTGAACTCCGTTGCAAAAAAGAACAAGTTTGGCAAGTACATGGTGCCCGTGTTTACTTGCCAACTTGCCCATGATTCAGCAAACCATGAAAAGAAATTAGTGGGTAAGAAAATGTTAGAAGTGAAACTAGATGGTGTAAGAACTTTGGCTATCGTACATCCAGATGGTAAAGTAGATATGTTGAGTAGAAATGGAAAAGAGTTTACAAACTTTGGACACATACAAGATGAGATCTCCGCAGTTGTAAAACAAGATCCACCACCATATCCTTTAGTGCTAGATGGTGAAGTAATGAGTGAGAACTTCCAAGACCTAATGAAACAGGTACACAGAAAAGGAAGTGCTGATGCCAAAGATGCAGTGCTACATTTATTTGATTTCATACCATTAGAAGAATTCAAAAAAGGTAAATGGGACAAGACACAAACATTGAGAACTGCCATGTTAAAGGCTTGGTACCAAAAGCATGAAACCAATTTAAACGCCGTTAGAGTGCTGGATCATGAAATTGTGGACTTAGACACACCCGAAGGGCAAACGACGTACACAGAGGTGAATAAAAGGGCCGTACAGGGAGGATATGAGGGTATTATGATTAAAGATCTCGAGGCTCCATATGAATGCAAAAGAAGTCATGCTTGGCTAAAACTAAAACCATTTATTGAAGTTAGTTTGGAAATTAAAGCAACAGAAGAAGGTACTGGTAGAAATGTTGGTAAATTAGGTGCTTTGATTTGTGAGGGTGTTGATGATGGTAAAAAGATTAAAACTAATGTTGGTTCTGGTTTGAGTGATGACAACAGGGATAAATTTTGGGAAAGCAAAGACAAACTTATTGGTCAGATTGTAGAAGTGAGAGCAGATGCAATCACAAAGAACCAAGACAGCGAAGACACTTATTCTTTGAGGTTTCCAAGATTTATGAGATTTAGAGGATTTGACTTAGGAGAGAAAATATGAACAAATTTAAATGGTGGATACTAGATAATTTACCCGCTGTCTTTATAATACTGGTTTTTACATTTGGTATTTTTATGGCGGCTAATCAGGCAGGTGTGCTTTGAAGAAGAAAAGAAAATTTAAAATAAGAAAGCCAGTGGAGGAAAAATGGACATTCACACAATGGGACGGACCTCCATATTCTTATAGTGTAAAAGTAAATGGCAAATTAAAACGAATGAGTGGTTTTGATGAGGAACATATTAAGAATCAATTGTGGCCTAGAAAAGCAACAATGATTAGGAAGGTGAAAGATGCCTAGAGCAAAGAAAAAATACAATCAAATGGATCATATGGTCCAGTTAGGCAAAGTAGGTTCTTTAATGCAGGCATCAATACAATTGAATAAGTTAATTCTAAAAGAAAAAAGAGTGCTTAAACAAATAGAGCAATTAAGATTAGTAAAAGATATTAAAAATGACTAAAGAAGTAGACATAATAAAGAAAGCAATGGCGGACAACAAGAAAGTTTTCTTGAAAGAAATGAAACAACTGAACGATAAGATTGATAACTTGGACAAGCGTCTTACCAAACACATTGATTTTATAGAAAGGGTGTATGGACCGCTATCAAGCAGTATCGATAAGTTTAAGAAATTTTTTAGGTAATAGTATGATAAACATAGAAAATTGCGGATGGTGTAATAAATTAAGGAATTGGGCGATAGATACAGCCACAATACTATTTGACGATAATCATAATGATTTAAGAGCATTACCAAAGACTGTGAGATTACAGATCCTTGTCGTATTAAGTTTCGTATGGAGCACCGTATTCACAGTTTATTTCTTTAATATTTCAACAATGCTTTATGGTTGGGTAGGTTTAGTTATTGGACATTTGGGAATTATATTTGCCATGTATGCCACATTCAAGCAGTTCCACAATGCACAGAAAAAATTTATAAACTACAAATTTGACAGTTATCATTCCGCTGGTAGAACTAGAGGTTTTATGATTGGTAGAGACAAAAAAGGAAATCCTTACAAAGTATATTTTGATCCAAATGATCCAGGAGGTGAGCATGAGTAAATGGATAGTTGGAGTAATAATGCTTGTGGTTATAGCAATGTTCTACAAAGGCATAGAAGTATTAGGACCAAGCAACACAAATAGAGATGTGTTGTATGAAGGTCCAAAAAAAACAACTGAAGAACGATGGAAGGCGGCTTTTGAATGGATGGAAAAGAGAAAAAATTAGATCAATTTGAAATAGAAGCAAAGACATCAGGTGGTGCGGTGTTTGAATTAGGAGTGAAAACTTCTAAGCACGACAAAGCAGTTAGGAGACTGGCACAACCACTTATGGACAAGTATTGGAAAAACACAGGACAAAGCGTCACCACACTACACAGAGTATACAGGGTGGCAGAATATTTGTTGAAAAGATCGCAGAGGTATAAATGAACACATATTATTTTGATTATGAACCAGGTGACAGAGTTAAAAATCCTAAAGCACCAGAGTGGGGAATAGGACAAGTTCAGTCTATAATAAAAAATAAAGTCACTGTAAATTTTGAGGACGCAGGCAAAAAAACTGTCGACGGCAGTGTAATAGAATTGGAAAAAATATAATGTCTCAATTATACGAAAAGGTTAGAAAATTTATACCCGAAGTTGAATGGGCGGTGCATGAACCTTTGGTTGAAAAAATTAACAAACTTAAAAAAGAAAAGAATGCAGTAATACTGGCTCATAGTTATATGACTCCAGAAATATATCATTGTGTTGCAGATATTGTTGGAGACTCTTTAAAACTTGCAAAAGAATCGCAGAAAGCAAAAGCAGATATTATTATAATGTGTGGTGTACACTTTATGGCGGAAACGGCTAAGATATTGAATCCTAACAAGAAAGTATTAATACCTGATATGTCAGCAGGTTGTTCACTTGCAGAATCTATTACAGGAGAGGACGTAAGACTTTTAAAACAAAAATATCCAGGAGTTCCTGTTGTGTCTTATGTAAACACATCAGCAGATGTAAAGGCAGAAACAGATATATGTTGTACAAGTTCTAACGCAGTAGAGATAGTTGAATCTCTTGGAGTAGATAAGGTTATATTTTTACCAGACGAGTATCTAGGCAAAAACGTTGCCGCACAGACTAAAGTCAAAATTATAACATTTCATGGCACTTGTATTGTGCATGAAAGATTCACGCCAGAAGAGATTAGAGAATATAGGAAAAATTATCCTGGCATAGTTGTATTAGCACACCCTGAGTGTCCACCAGAAGTCGTTGCAGAAGCAGACTACACAGGATCAACATCTAAGATGAGTAACTACGTGAGAGACAATAAACCTAAAAAAGTTTTAATGGTTACTGAATGTTCAATGAGTGACAATGTTGCTATTGAAAATCCTGAGGTTGAAATGATTAAACCTTGTAATTTGTGTCCTTATATGAAGAAAATTACACTACAAGGAATCTATAATAGTTTGGTCAACGGCACAGAAGAAGTTGAACTCACAGAGGCAGTAATGGATAAAGCAAGATTATCCATCAAAAGAATGATAGAGGTCAAATGAAGATTTGTATAATATATGGACATCATAACACTAAAAGCAGTTTCAATGCCGCTATAAGAGATACCTTTATTGAAGAAGCAAAAAAATGCGGACACGAGATTGATTTAGTCAATTTGTTTGATGAAAAGGAACAATTACCATTTTACAATTCAAATATAAATCCACCACCTCAATTGGTATTGGATTATAGGAAAAGATTAGAAAACAGTGACGTTATGTTCCTAATTGGTTCATGCCACAATTTAAGGATGCCATCAATACTGGAAAATTGGGTTGACTGGGTATTACACCCTAAATGGTTTTTCAGTTATAGAGCATTAGTGCCTGGCAGTAAATTTTTCAAGAACTATGGGTATCCGGTGCCTGGAGCAATGAATGGCAAATTAGGATTGATATCAATCACATACGGTGGACCTATGGTGACCTATTTTAATTTCAGTTTATTTGATAATATTCCTTACAGAAGAATAAAGAAGGCAGTGTTTAACTTGGGTGGCATGGTCACGAAGTATATAAGGTTTTATTCTGTGTTGCCTGGCATGGATAAAAAGGAATTTGACAGTCATATGAATAGAGTAAGAAAACTTGCTAGAAGTTTAAATCCAAACAAGAAGAAAAAAATAAGTTGGTGGGCATAATGAAAAGTTATACATTAGATATCAAAGTAGGTGATAAGGTTGAAGTAGGACGTTTTAGAAACGTTATGACTACTGTCAGAGCAATAGAGATAGACGAACACGGACAACCAGTTATAATTACAAGCAAAGGTCCTAAAAAGTTGTTAAGTCTTAGACTTATGAAGTTATCACCAGGTGCGAAAACTCCAAAACAGATACTTTTAGAGAGAAATAAAACA